CACCAGTGCTTTCATTTGTGTAGTTAACTGTAAAGGTTTGCCTTTCACCTTGTTCTTTTTCTTCAACTGCCTTTGTTTCTTTGGGTGTCCTGATACCTGCTACTGCACCACCAGCTCCACCAAACAAACCACCGAGTACGGCGCCACCTACACCAGCAGCAACAATCTCTTTGAGGGCTTCATCGTTATCAAGTGGTAAACCAGCCTGGTAGCGTTCAAGTACAGTCTGGCCTATTTCTGTAGGAGCTTCAACAATACTTCCTCCACCAGCAGCAAGAGTTGCCTTTGTTAAAATACCACCCTGTAGTTTCATCTTAGGAGTACCTAAAAATTTAACACCCGCCCTAGCAACTGTAGCAAACACAGCATCAAGGGCTGACTGAGGTATAGCAGCAAGGGCAGCAGCTCCTTCATCTACTTCAACCTTGTAGCCTTTTTCAATAGCCTCCTTTTGACGTTCACGATTGGAACCATAGAAGTAAGGCATATTGGCTAAAAATCCTCCAGCAAATGTACCTATGGGTACTGTAAGTGGAGCCAATGGACCTCCAAGTGAACCAATTGCACCGCCGATTGCTGCTCCTGCTCCAGCACCAGCAAAGGTAGTAACCATCTGTGGGGCTGACTGACCTGCCAGTTCAGCAACGTAGTCAAATGCACCAGCTACACCTTCTCTGTCAGTAATGGACTCCTGTTCTCTAAATCTTCTGGCATCTATCTGAGCCTGGTTTTTTGCAACTATGTCACCACCCATTTGTTGGAGGGACTCAGCATCAAGAACATTGCCTATACCCTCAAGGCTTGAACCATAGGCTTGTTGTAGGTTGTCAATGCCTTGAGCAATACTACGACCTATTACAGTACCTGGGTCCTGGTTAACTACGTACTCAGAAAAAGCAAACTGCAAAACATCTTGTTCGGATGCTCCATCTTTATGTCTAATAGTTACCTGTTCTCCGTTAGGTAATTTGACTTTGGATTCAGCCATTGTTTACTTTTCGGTTTCTGGGTCATTTACTATTTCCATTTGAAGATTTTTTAAATCCTCTGGCTTTGAAGTGGTTCTTTGCATTCTTGCGTACTCTTTAAAACCTGGCATATTCTGTACTTGTTTAGGAACTGGTACTTCAACCTTATCAAAAGGTCTTAGTGTCTCCTTGTTGGGAACTTTCATAAATGCTCCACCAGTTGTTTCATCAAATCTAATTTCTCCAAACTCAGGTCTTTCAAGTAAACGAGCTACTGATGTAATCTCACTGGCTGTTGGTGCATCACTTGAGTCACCTAGCTCCATAAGAAGACTCATTGCTGGTTTAGCTCCACCTAATGTTTTTACTGCAATCTTTGCGTCCTCAAGGGTTTCAATACCTAGTTGCATACCAGCCTCTGGGTTGGCATTAGCATAGCTAAGAACCATTTGTGCTGCGGATTCAGTCAATGCTTTTTCTTTTTTCTTTTCTTTGTTGGCTGCTATAGCGCCACCAATGGTAGCACCTAACTGAGCCATACCCTGTGCCTGTATGTTAGCAGCATTTGTAAATCCACTGAAGTCCAATGCACCTAGTCGTGGGTCAACCCTTGTTCCTGTTTGAAATGCCATATTATTTAATCCTTGTATTCATCCATTTACCTCATCATAAATCCACCAGCCACAGAACCAAGACCCTGCATAAATCCTCCAGATCTAGTTGCATCAGCCTGTGCCTGAGCGCCAAGTAAACCGAACTGATCGCTTTGACGTTGCATAGCCATATTAATTCCTACATTTGGATCAAACAACTGAGGTCCCATTTGACCAGCTGCTCCTTGTTGAGCCTGTCCAAGGACAGTACCACCTAAATTAATAGCTGAAGAAGGACGACCAAGGATAGTAGCTCCAAGGTCACCTGCTAATGCTCGGTTCATTCCAAATGCACCAGCACCAGCTTGTCTAGCCTCAGCACGTAGACCACTACGTACCTGCTCACGTCCAAGTAATTCAGATGCTATGGAGCTTTGGTCACCTATACGACCTCTAGCCAATGAACCAGACCTAGCTGCTTGCTCTGCCATTCTACGGCGTTCTGGGGATAGTTGTCCTTCACCCTCAGCAAACAATGTTTCGGCTTGCTGTTGAGCAAGTTCAGCAATTCCTGTGCTGTAAGGGTCAGCTGCTCTTTGTGCCTCAACAACCTGTGGAGCAAATTTTTCAAGGGCTGCTACATCATCCGCACGTTGTAATCCTAACTGTTCTCTTTGTAATGCACCTGCTCTTTGTGAGCTTTCTTCAAGTAAGTCAAACAGTCCAGGTGTTCCACCCGCTTGCTCAAGTCCTTGCATTTCTGCTTTAATCTGTGCAATACGAGCATCTCTGTTACCGCCAAGGGACTGAGATGTTTTATTTATTTGAGCATTATAAGCCCTAAGTTCTTTCTCGTAATTAGGGTTCCTAACTCTAGAAGTTCTGCCATCTCCACGACCTCCACGACCTGGACCACGACCACGAGGACCAGCACGACCTGTTCTTGTTTTGGTAATGAACTCCTGTGGTTTAGGACCAGCTGCACTTCTTGCAATTCGTGATGCTTCCTCGTCACTTACTCCACCAGTACCAGCCTCAAGGCCAGCTAGTTCTGCTTGTAGTCTACGATACCTTGGATCCTGTTTTGGATCACTAATACCTCTAGCCATTGTAGCAATATCAGCCAATTCTAAAGCTTGGTACTGAGGTCTAAATCTAGCCTCAGCAGCTAATAGTCGTTCCTGTAAAGCTGGATCAGTAATACCTTGAAAAGAACTAAAACCCTGACCAAATAGGTACTCACCCATTGCCTGACCAGCATCAATCTGTTCAGGCATTTCTATCTTTGTTCCGCCTTTGCCTCCCATAATACCTAGTTGTTAATTATTTTTTTAAAAAGTCTATTATCGTAGTTAACCCTTTTAGGAAAACCATTTCTGTATCTTAATGCTATTTTGTTTTTTTCAAGAACCTCTGGACACCTGCTAATAAAATCTAAAGTTAATTCTTTTAATGCACCTTCGCCTTCAGCAAAAAGGAACGCTAGAAATATACTATCTCCGTCCTCTCTGTCAGCCTCCCAGTTATTAATAAATTCCCATCCATCGTCCTCGTTGCAATTATACCACATAAAGACACCCCGAATAGAAGTATCCTCATTGTAGTGAACAATTAATGTTTGCTTCGCCCAGTGGTAGGCAACCATTAGACGTATTAGTTCTTTGTCCCAGTCCTGAAAGACCTTGCCGTTCTCGTGCTGAATGCAGAAGTCCACTACCTCATCCATAGCAAGGATGGCATTCTTTTGAGTACGATTCTCAAGAGCTACCTGTACGGACTGAAGTAAACGATTGTAACCCATTAGGACTCAAGTGCAGCAACCCTAGCTTCTAGGGATTCAATCTTAGTAAGGGTTTCTTGAAGGGCTTTGGTTAAAATAGCGGTCATATTTGCGTAATGCAAAGCCTCTGGTTGACCCTCTTTATTGTAATCAACAAATTCAATCAACCCTGAATAGTGTACTTCTTCTGCAATAAAACCAGCATAGGTTTTGTCTTCATCGTTTGCAATTGATTGGAATGAAACAGGACGAAGTTTTTTTACGGATTCAATGCCCTTATCGTAGTCCTTAATGTTTTTCTTGTAACGAGACGATGATGTACTTTTCTGTATTTGCCCATTACTGGCTATAAATAAATTAGCTGAATTACTGCTTGTAATTGGATAAGCATCACTTCCATTTTGGTGTCTAAGAAAAAGATTATTCGTATCAATATTCATACGTGCGCCACCATCACTATGGCTACCACCATATAACTCAATATTAGCGCCATTGCCTGGACCCTGAAAATAAGAAAGACTAGTTCCATCGCTATCGGCCCTAAAAAGAGTAGTGCCTGAATTTTTTATTTCGACCGTTTTATTTTCTTTTATATGTAAAATTTCATCGTCATCTATTTCAAAACTTATAGCATTGCCTGTATTAAAAACAAAAGGACTTCCTATATCTGCATCAACAGGGGTTAATATTGACAAGCTCCTACTAATTCCTCCTTGGGTAGTATTAAAGGCTGCTATGGTTTGAGATGTACCAGTTTTGCTTACGGTAATACCATCCGTTAGATTAAGTTTTGCAGAGGTAATACCGCCATCCTTTACAATAATTCTTGAATTAGCTGTGCCACTTGCATTTGTTGTCAAGGCGGTACTGCTATCATCAACAACGGAAGTGTCGAATGCTGAACCAGTTGCAATAGCATTTAGTGTACCTGCTGTTACCTGATCACCTGTAGTAAAACTTTGTGTAGTTGTTATAGTTGCCATTACTGTGCCTTTTCTGTTGAACGGAATGAGATAGCGCCATCAGCCTCAATAGCCCTTATCTTTGGTCGTCCTGTTGTATTATTAATTGTAAATTGTAAACCGTATCCACGCCTATTACCTATTCTACCACGGATGGATACATCCTCTGCTTCAGGTAAAGCGGAACCAACAAAACTACTTAATCTTCCTATATTAAGAGTTGCATCAGGGTTCTCTGTCTCAGCGGATATATCAAACTCAGAGGTATTAAATTCACTTGATTCAATATGCATATCAAATCTTTTCCAATTTTTTCTGTCCAAGGTTTGTAATGTATATTGGCGAGTAGTAAGAGAACCATTGACATTTATATTTTGTTCTGAACTGCCTACCTGTGTAACAACTTTATCAACACCATCTTCTCTTGCGTCCAGTTTCTGAACAGAGCCAAGATCATTGACTGCATAAACCCCTCGATCATTACCTTCGCCTACTACTAATAAGTTATTAATATGAAAATCTATATCATTTACTTGGTCAATACTTTCCCATTGTTTGTTTAAAAAATTGTAAACAAGAATAGCATTATTTTTTGTTGCTGGTACAGTACCATCTTCGGAGTCCAAAGGCACAGCAATAAAGTAACGGTTATCAAAATAAACAGATACTGAATTATTCCAATAAGTTTTGTTTATTCTTTTTATTGTTACATTGATTGGTTCACTGAGCGGTGTTTCTGTACCACGTAAGTTGTACTCATCAAAGAACTGCGTACTGTAGACACCATTGTCAGAAAGAAATATAACTTGATTACCAACTTGCTGTACGGACTTACGAGCTACACAGCCTACCTCATTTGTGAGCAATCGTGTACTGGCTCCTTCTAATGTAGTTGTATTAGATATTAGGTGAATACTGTTACGATTGAACACCATTAGGTTATCTTCTGAGAAGGAGTGCAGGGCTACATTGAAATCAGCTTCACCTGCATTGAACCTGTACTGAGCGTATATCTGGTCATAGGTGTCCGTGTCCAAGATGTCAGATGCTATTATTTCATCCAGTATTCCCCTGGATGTAAATGAATCCGCTGTTGCATCAGCAGTAAAATTAAATGGCATAATCAATCTACGCTGATGATAAACTGCATAAGGTGGTGCTGGCATATGTGTGAAGCCCAAACCTACGGATACTTTTTTTATAAAGATTGGATCAGATGCACGAACCTCTGCTTGTGTTTTTTCAGATAATATTGTATCCGAAGGCACAATAAAACTAACACCTGCTGCTGGGGCTACGTTGCCACTGTCATCATCATCGGAAAAAGTAGTTGCTACTTCAACCTCAAACTCATTAACACTATTTACCTTTGCAACTGAATTATTTCCGTTCAAACCAGCGTTTAAATCAGAAAACGTAATTGGTTGGTTTAAGACAAAACCGTGATCAGTACACGTTATTGTTATTCTAGTACCACTTATTGATACCCCGCTTACTGTTTTACTACCTCCTGATGAAAACACTTCGTTTACTGCAAAACCTGAAGCTAACTTTAATCCACAGGATGCAGTAGGTCCATCATTACTTATTGATAAAGAATTACCAACAATAAGTGACTGTGATGTATGCAAGGAACCAACAGAATTTATAATAGAAAAATCTTTTACAGCGCATTCAATTGATACTGGTTGTGTATAAGCACCACTAGATACCTTTGCAAAATCAGTAATTACCGTAGATGAGCTAGTGACTGTAAATGTATCTGCACTACCCGCAGTTAGTGAATATGTAAATGTAGTATCACCAGTTCTTGTAATTGTTTTTGCAGAACCATTAGGATCAACTTTTGTTGCATCAAAACCTATACCGCTAATTGTAACTATGTTGCCTGTCACTAAGTTGTGATTTGTGCTAGTAGTTATGGTAACTGTATTAGCACTGTGATCAAGAGAGGCTGCCGATATTGTAGATATTTTAAGATTGTTTTCAATTGCAGTAGAACCATTCCTAAATATAAAAACCTTGTTAAATGCTTGAAGCATTGATACGCTTGAGGAAATTGCTACACCTGATGGATAAGTAATATCAATACTAGTACCTGTGCTTATATTAACAGCAACAGCTTTAGTATTTGCTGCAAAAATAATGTACTGACTAGCTGATGCATTAGGATCAGAGAAAGCACAAGAGCCATAAATAGCATTTACAGTAGTATCATCTAAGGTAGGTATTTCTACAGTTACATTACCACTAGCTTCATTCGTATAAGTTTTATCCGTTAACTTTATTGTGTCCGTATCAACCACAGTAGCTGTATATCTTCCATCAGCGGTAGCAGGTAAGACTCCACTTAATCCGCTTAATTTTACTTGAGCGGTTTTTCCTGCTGACAAGGTATGGGCTGAAGCAAAGTTTAACAACAACTCACCGCTACTAATAGCAGTGCTGTTTGTAGTCTTAGTAGCATCAAGTATAAAGAAAGGCAATGTCATTGCATTAGTACCTGATGTTATTGGATTTGATGTTAGATCAATACCCTTGCGTACCTGTGCTTCACCCCTTCGGTCAGTCCGTAGGTTCTGTGCATCAGCAAGCATACCTGGTGGCAACTGGTCAGGCCGTAGGCGGTTATTGAACCCAATGAAGCCAACATCGCCATCCTTGGCAATGCGGTCATCCAATGCTCCAAACTTGCTGTACTCAGCCATTAACCAATAATTGGACGAGTATAAGTACGTCCTCGTCCAGCTTGTCGGCTACCTGGAGTTTTTGGAGCCTTATTTACTCTAACCAACTTTACACCCATATCAGGCAAATTAAAAACTTTATCGTCAGATTTATCTTTACGAAGTTTTTCCATTTGTTTATCAAGTGCTGTTGCTTCATCACGTAATCTTTTAGCTGCACTCTCTCTATTTATAGCTACTTGTCTGTCATAAATTCCAGCGCCAATATCTGCTGCGGTGTAAACTGCACCTAAAGCACCTAAGCGCTTCGCAACAGTTTTTGCAGCGGTTTTTGCAGCACCTTTGGTTAGGACTGATCTCTCTCCTATTTTGGAGAGAACTTTATTGCGGGGAGGTCTTGCAGCTTTTCTTGCAGTTTTTCTTCTATCGTCAAAAGTAGCAATTTTTTCTGCAAACCTGCTCATAGGTTTGCCACTAGGGTATCTTTTTCTTGGGTTCATTGCCATTGTATGTATTATTAATTTCTAGGATTTTTTTTAAATTTACCCTTGGTGTTTTTTTCCTTAGGAGCAGGAGTAACTTTATTTTTATTTCTTGCCCCCCTGGTTCCACCTGAAACATTTTTACCAGGAGTTGTAGTTTTAGCTTTAGGTTTTTTTGTACCCTGGCCACGTGTTTTTTTAGGCACAAAGGTTTTCTTTGGCTTTGATTTACCTGTCAAAGCTCCCATAAGTCTACTTAATGGGTTACCTGTTTTCTTTTTAGTTGATTTCGATTTAGCTGGTAATCGGCCTTGGGCCTTTGCTAAATTATAGGCAGCCGTGCCACGGCGTAATGGTTGTTTTCTCATTGTATATATTATTAATTGTTAACATTTCCAGCGCCGTAGGGCTAGTGCCTTACGAGTTGGTCTTCCTTTTGAATCCTTCATTGGTCCTTTGACACCAGACATTCTGGCACAAAAAGATTTCTTGCGAGCAAGTTTCTTTCCTGTTGGCTTGCTTTCAGTAACTGGTGGCTTTAGGTTAGCACCAGTCTTGCGTTTGAAGTAAGCCCTACCTGCTGCGGTAAGTCCACCTGCTTTACTTTTGTGTTCCTTTCTCATTAGCTACGTACCTTTGCTCTGGGTGTATTAGCAACGACTGTTTTCTTGGATTGCTTTTTCTTCCTAGCAGTTGCTGCTCTTTCTGATTTCGATAAACTAAGAGCCTTTCTTTTAGGCAAGCAGCGGTCAGGGTTCTTCTTATTCTTAGACGTTCCGCAAGGTCCTTTGATGCTTCCATCAGTTCCAATACGTACCCAGTTCTGTTTTCGCCATTGTGCTAGTTGTCCCATTATCTGCCCTTGCGTTTACCGCCCTTGGACTTCTTGGCGTAGTTAGGATTCTTGCAGTACTTAGAAGCAGCCATATTAGCGTACGCACTTGGGTAAGTATCAAACGTACGTCTAGCCCAAGCCTTACCTTCTGGGCATATCTTACCCC